CGCACTGAAAACCGCGCCCAAACCCATTCGCAGATTATTTCCCCATTAACGAGGCCTGTTAACCACATGGCGTTAACTGAACAGAAGCGCCGGTACGCTGCTGCGCGGCTGTCCGGTTTGAGCAAGAAAGCTGCCGCCATTGAGGCTGGCTGTCCAGAGAAGACAGCGTCACAGGCCGCCTCGCGTTATGAGAAAGATCCAGACGTGCAGGCTGCGATGGGGCGCGCAGTGGCTGCAAAAGCAAAGAAGCCGTCAGCACCACCGCCTGCCGATCCTGATCCGTACATACCGGCATCGGCCGCAGACCCGCTCGAGTTCATGCGGCAGATGATGAATGACCTGGAGGCGGATCCCAAGCTTCGTCTCGACGCAGCAAAGTCTCTTGCTGCTTTCACCGTGGCCAAGCCTGGCGAGTCCGGCAAGAAGGATCAGAAAGCTGATGCTGCAAAGAAGGCTGGACAAGGTCGCTTTGCTGCTGCTCCACCACCTCTGCGCGCGGTGAAGTGATATGCCTGAGTGGTCGACAGCATGCCCAGACTGGGGCAGGCGCCTGCTCGCCGGCGAATCGATCATTCCGCCGCCGATCTTCCCAGAGGAGGCAGAGCGAGCGCTCGAGGTTTTCAAGCAGCTCAAGATCGTTGACGCCCCAGGCAGCCCGACGTTCGGCGAGGCCTGCGCTCCTTGGGTGTTCGACCTGGTGGCGTCGATCTTCGGCGCCTATGACCCTGAGACAGGCCGCCGGCTGATCACCGAGTGGTTCATCCTGATCCCGAAGAAGAACAGCAAGAGCACCATTGCTGCCGGGATCATGATGACAGCGCTGATCCTGAACTGGCGGCAGTCCGCAGAGTTCTCGATCCTTGCTCCGACCGTCGAGGTGGCCAATAACGCATTCGCGCCTGCCCGGGACATGACGCAGCGCGATGAAGATCTGGACGCGCTGATGCACGTGCAGACGCACATCAAGTCGATCACTCACCGCGAGAGCGGGGCCACGCTGAAGGTTGTCGCTGCCGATTCAAACACGGTGGGCGGCAAGAAGTCGGTCGGGACGCTGGTCGACGAGCTGTGGCTGTTCGGAAAGCGGCACGATGCTGAAAACATGCTGCGCGAGGCAATCGGTGGCCTGGCATCGCGGCCTGAAGGATTCGTGATCTACCTGACGACGCAGTCTGACGAGCCTCCGGCCGGCGTGTTCCGCCAGAAACTGCAGTACGCCCGCGACGTGCGCGATGGGGTGATCGAGGACAATCGCTTTGTCCCGGTCATGTTCGAGCACCCGCCGGAGATGGTTGCCAGCAAGGAACATCTCCAGGTCGAGAACCTTGGCCTGGTAAACCCGAACCTCGGCTACTCGGTCGACGAGGAGTTCCTGCAGCGCGAGTACGCCAAGGCCAAGGTCTCAGGAGAGGAGTCGTTCCGCGGCTTTCTTGCCAAGCACGCCAACGTTGAGATCGGCCTGGCGCTGCGTTCAGACCGCTGGGCAGGCGCCGAGTTCTGGGAGTCAGAGGCTGTTCAGCTGACACTCGACCAGCTGCTTGAGCGCTGCGAGGTGGTCGACATCGGCATCGACGGAGGCGGCCTTGACGACCTGCTCGGCCTGTACGCCATCGGCCGCGAGACTGGAACCCAGCGCTGGCTCGGCTGGGGGCATGCCTGGGCACACCCGTCCGTGCTCGAGCGGCGCAAGGAAATCGCCCCTGCACTGCAGGACTTCGCGCGGGCCGGTCACCTGACCCTGGTGAACCGCATCGGCGATGACGTCGACGACGTGGCTGACATCGTCGAGCAGGTGGAAGAGTCGGGTCTTCTCGACAAGGTCGGCTGTGACCCGGTCGGAATCGGCGCAATTCTCGACAAGCTCGAGGAGCGCGGAATACCGAAGGACAAGCTGGTCGCCGTCAGCCAGGGCTGGAGACTGGGAGGTGCGATCAAGACCGCAGAGCGGCGCATCGCCGAGGGCGCGTTCAAGCACTCCGACCAGCCGATGATGGACTGGTGCGTCGGTAATGCAAGGGTAGAGCCGCGGGCGAACTCCATCCTGATCACCAAGCAGGCCAGTGGCTCGGCAAAGATCGACCCGCTGATGGCCATGTTCAACGCCGTCACGCTGATGATGGCGAACCCGGAGGCAAGCCAGTCGGCTGACTTCAACGAATTCCTCAGAGCGCCGATCATCGCATGAAGACCAATAGCAAAAAGCCGGGGCGGATCAAGGCCGCAATCCTGGACTGGCTCGGCGTGCCTGTCGGTCTTACCGATGACGCCTTCTGGTCGAGCGTTGGAACGACCGCAGCCGGGCAAACCGTCAACGAGCGCAGCATCCTTCAGCTGTCTGCCGTGTGGGCCTGCGCGCGGATCATCTCAGAGACAATCTCAACGCTGCCGATCGGATTGTTCGAGCGCGTTGGCGATGGCCGGCAAAGCGCATCAGGACACCCGATATATACCCTGGTGCACTCAAGGCCGAACGCGGACTCCTCGGCCGCTGTTTTCTGGGAGGCGATGATCGTCTCAATGCTGCTGCGCGGAAACGCCTTCGCAGAGAAGCGAATGATCGGCAGCAGGATTGTTTCGCTGGAGTTCCTTTCGCCTGGCAGGCTATCCATCGCCAAGGACAGCAAGGGAAATCGCCGCTACCGCTACACAGAGAAGGACGGAACGCAGCGCGAGATTCCAGAGGCGCAGATCTTCCGCATCCCTGGATTCACCGTCGATGGTGACTGGGGTCTGTCGGTCATCGAGTACGGCGCGAGCGTGTTCGGATCTGCGCTGGCCTCGAACAACGCCGCAAACAGCACGTTCGAAAAAGGCCTGGCACCGACCGTAGCATTCACCATGCAGCAGGTGCTCAAGAAGGACCAGCGCGAGGAGTTCCGCACCAACCTGCGTGCCATCTCCGGTGCGTTGAATGCCGGCGAGTCGCCGCTGCTCGAGGGCGGAATGGACGCCAAGACCATCGGAATCAACCCGAAGGACGCCCAGCTGCTCGAATCGCGCGCCTTCAGCGTTGAGGAAATCTGCCGCTGGTTCCGGGTGCCGCCGTTCATGGTCGGCCACTCCGAGAAGTCGACCAGCTGGGGAACCGGCATCGAACAGCAGATGATCGGCTTCCTGACCTTCACCCTGCGCCCCTGGCTGACCCGCATCGAGCAGGCCATCAACAAAGACTTGCTCAGCCCGGTCGACCAGCTGCGCTACTACGCCGAGTTCAGCATCGAGGGACTGTTGCGCGCCGACAGCGCCGGCCGTGCTGCGTACCTGTCGACCATGGTCAACAACGGACTGATGACCCGCGACGAGGGTCGAGCGAAAGAGAACCTTCCCCTCAAGGGCGGCAACGCTGACGTGCTCACCGTGCAGACCGCGCTGATCCCTATTGACCAACTGGGCCAGGCCCAAGGGAACCCCAATGCGTAGAACCATGCCCGCAGCCCACGCAGGCGCCCCGGCTGCCGGCGTGCGCTTCGATTTGTCCGCGAAGGCACTCAATCGCTGGAATCCGGCGATTCAGGCCGCGGCCAGTGACGACAACAGCATCAGCATCTTCGACGTCATCGGACAGGACTACTGGACCGGAGAAGGCGTTACCGCCAAGCGTATCGCCGGCGCCCTGCGCGCCATCGGCGACCGCGACGTGGTGGTCAACATCAACAGCCCCGGCGGCGACATGTTCGAAGGCTTGGCCATCTACAACCTCCTACGCGAGCACAAGGGCCGCGTCACCGTGAAGGTGCTCGGCGTGGCCGCATCCGCTGCGTCGATTATCGCCATGGCTGGCGATGAGGTTCAGGTGGCGCGCGCAGGCTTCCTGATGATCCACAACGCCTGGATTCTCGCCGCCGGCAACCGGCACGACTTCATGGCATACGCCGAGTACCTGGAGCCGTTCGACGCATCCATGGCCGACATCTACGCAAGCCGCTCAGGCCAGGACGTCAAGTCGATCCAGAAGATGATGGACGGCGAGACCTGGATCGGCGGTAGCGCCGCCATCGAGCAGGGTTTCGCCGATGCGCTGCTGGCCTCCGACGAGATCGGGGCCGGCGAAGAGAAGCCGGCAGCCCAGGCGGTTCGCCGCGTCGAGAACGCGCTGCGCGCATCGGGCATGCCCCGCACCGAGGCCATGCGCCTGATTTCAGAGTTCAAAGCCAGCCTGCGTGACGCGGCTGGTGATGGTGAGCGTGACGCCACCACCCGAGACGACCCGGCCGATGGCTCGGTTTCAGCACTCAGCTCCACCCTCTCCATTGCCAACTTCATCACGAGGTAACACCAGATGAGCCAGATCGAGCAGGAATACAAACAGGTCCAGGCAGACCTGAAGAAGGTAGGCGACGAGCTGCGAACCTACGCAGAACAGTCGCAGAAGGAGATCAAGGCCCAAGCCGCTCTCTCCGAAGAGACCAAGGCCAAAGTCGACCAGATGCTGACCGCCCAGGGCGAGCTGAACGCGCGCCTGCAGGCAGCCGAGCAGCACATGGTCAAGCTGGAAAGCGGCGGAGGCGTTGAGCGTCAGAAAACGATGGGGCAAGCTTTCATCGAAGCTGATGGCTTTGAGTCCTTCGCTGCCCGCGCCTCAGGCGGTGCAAAACTGAGCCATACCGTGCCGGTCAAAGCAGCGATCACCAGCCTGACCGGCTCGGCCGGAGACCTGATCGAGCCTCAGCGCGTCGGCATGGTCAGGCCCACCCAGCAGCGCCTTTTCATTCGAGATCTGCTGAACTTTGGACGCACCACCTCGAATTCCATCGAGTACGTGCGCGAGACCGGTTTCACAAACGGAGCCGATGTTGTTTCGGAGAACCCGACCAACCCGAAGCCGGAATCCGACATCACTTTCGAGCTCGATACCGATCCGGTGGCAACCATCGCTCACTGGGTCCACGCCTCTCGCCAGGTGCTGTCTGATGCAGCAATGCTGGCCAGCTACATCGACGGTCGCCTGCGCTATGGCCTGAAGCTCAAGGAAGAAGCTCAGCTGCTCAAGGGATCCGGCGTTGGCCTCAACCTGAACGGCATCTTCACCCAGGCAACCGCGTACCTGAACCCTGGCGTGAATGTGCAGGCAGAGACCGCCATCGACCGCCTGCGCATCGCGCTGCTGCAGGTCGCTCTGGCCGAGTACGAAGCAGACGGCATCGTGCTGAGTCCGATCGACTGGGCAGCCATCGAGCTGACAAAGGCGACCGACAACCAGTACCTGTTCGTTACGCCGACCGGAATGGCCGTGCCTGGCCTGTGGAGTCGTCCGGTTGTTGCAACCCAGTCCATGGATGCAGGCGACTTCCTGGTCGGCTCTTTCATGCAAGGCGCCCAGGGCTGGGACCGTGAAGACGTGAGCGTCACCGTGTCCACAGAGGACCGCGACAACTTCGTCAAGAACATGGTCACCATCCTCTGCGAAGAGCGTGTCGGCCTGTCGGTCTACCGACCTGAAGCCTTCGTCAAAGGCGACTTCGACGGCCTGCCGGCCACCGTGTAACCGGTTATGGCGGGGAAACCCGCCATTTCTGACGAGGTAAAGCATGGCTACTGAACTAATCGAGGCCGGTGTTTCTGAGGTGTACAGCTCGAGCTTCATCCTTGGAGATGGCGCGACGGCAGAGGTTTTTCTATCACCCAACTCTGGAAAGGCAACTCCTCCTGTTGGAGCTGTTGCCTATGTCGAGCAGGATTCTGCCTCTGGCGTATGGGGAAGGGTGGCTACCATCACTGCCCAAACTGCCGCCATCGTCTCTGGCGCAGGGACATTCAGGATTCACCGTCCTGTTCAGAGGTTCGCCGTTGGCGTGCATCGAGGCT